GGGTGACGCTGTGCCAGCCCCGGATCGCGTCCATGATCTTCTTCTCGACTTTGGTCACGACATCCTTGGTGGAGGTGGACGCCATGTTGCGGGTGATGTCGATCAGCTTGGCCGGAGCCGGAGCCAAGGCCGCATTACCCGCCTCGTTGGCCGTGGTGCTGTCCAAGTCCTGCCGACTGCCAGCCGACAAGCTCATGGTGACCGTGGTGTTCATGGCGTCGGGGCGCACCTTGACGATGGCCCGCTGCGCGTCATTGAGCCAGCGCACCAGCTCGTTGGCGGGCCAGCGCACCGAGGTCTGGTCCTGTAGCAAGTCAGTTGCCCGACGGATGATGGATTGGGCGGCGATGGTCATGATGACTCCTGTGGGTTAAAAGCCGAAGCTGCGGGGCTGCACCCTGATCGTTCCCGGCACACGGTCATGCGCCTCTTCGATGCGGGTGTTCAAAATGGCGCTGTCGTAAAGAGAGCGGTAATAGACCGACAGCTCGGGGTTCGACCAGGGAACGCCCGGCATGGCCATCAGACGGGCCTTGGCGCCGCTGGCGATGCCTTCCATGTGCCTTTGCCCCAGAAAGTCCGGCAGGCTCAATGCGTTCGTTTTTGGCACATAGGTCGCGCGCACCACCAGGGCCTGGCCCGTGGTGTTGGTGGGGATCGGGTAGACCCGCAGCAGCGGCAATTCGCCGGCCATGTTGTAGTAGCTGGGCTCGCTGGCCTTCATCGTGGCCCAGTCGGGCATCACGTTCTGCAATCCAGCCACGGTGATCGGGGCCAGACGGCGGCTGCCAATCCAGACATCGCGCACCGCCTGCACCAGAGCGCCCGTTGGGGCGTCCATCTCGTATTCAAAGGTGTCATCAACCAGGGCAATCGGCTCCTGGATTTCAGTCCAGGCCTTGGTCTCGCGGCAGAACTCAATCGCCGTCAGCAGCAGGGCCTGGTCGATGGTCGGATAGGGGCAGCCAATCACCTCGGTCGCAACGAAGGGATGGAAGTTGGCGAGCAACATGATTGGCGTCCTGCTTACTCAGGCACAGCAGAGAAGGCGTAGCGCGGGCGGTCGCTGGCGACTTGTTGCCCGCCGACGTTGGAGAAGCTGGTGGTCACCGAATCGCGCAACACAGCGACCACCTCTTCGGGCACCAGGTACGGCTTGTTGCGTGGAATCTGGTACAGGTAGCCGTTCAGGCCAATGTTGACGGCGTCCTGGCCATCGGCCTCGGTGCCGGCGTAGACGGTCAACAGCTCAAACTTGCCGGTGCCACCATCGATGGCACGCGCGCGCTGCACATTGGATTTCTCTGCCGCAGCAGGAGCTTCTGGCGCACTGTTTTCCAGTGTGCTGATTTGGGATTTAGTCGCCATGTGGTTACCTCTTGAAAACAAAAAAGGCCATCAAAGGCCCATGAAAAAAGCCACCGGAATTACTTCGCGGTGGCTTGTTGATTCCCGGATGGGAATTTGTTATGGCTTATCAGGCCAATGTCGGTTGCTCTTTTTGATGTTCTCCGTCGCTGGAAGAACCTGTAAATTGAACTGGTTATGCAGTCCTGACACCGTCTTACCATTCAGCGGAACGATGTGATCGACGTGGTAAATCAAACCAGTCTCAGACTCCAGCCTGGCCGCCAGGTCATAAACTCTTCGTATCGCTTGGGCATCAGCCCAGCCTGGCGTCGCTCTGATGGTCACCAGGCGCCTGGCTGTGTTGTGCTTGGACGCATACCATTTGCTAGTCTTTACAGTGGAGGTTCCATCCTCGTTCACCACCCTGTAAGTGGCGCCAACATAGTTTGGTCTTCGCTCCCCAGAAAACCACTCGTAGCCACACTCGGTAGAGCAGGTTTGCACATGCGCCTGACTGGGCGGCGATGTAAACATCTTCCCGCAGCACACACAAGCCCTCTGCATCTTGTCCTTGTTCTTGTCGTACAGACACTTCTTGGAGCAGTACGTCCCGCCGCCATTGGTCTTCAACTGCGACAACTGGGTAAAAAACCCGGCGCCGCAAGTCACACAGGTCATCATCTGACCCTTGCTGGTCTTCGACCCTCTGAGTTTGTACGAGCACGCTTTGGAGCAGGTCTGCTTGATCGCATCAACCGCTCCAACCTGAAATTCTGCATTGCAGACCACGCAGTTTTTGACCGCCTGGTGCCGCAATGACTTCTCTCTAGAGATCAGGGTGTTGCGGCACTGGGTGCTGCAAGTCCTGACCACATTGAGCCTGGCCTTGAAATCAAGACTGCAAACCTCGCATGTTTTAACTGGCATGACAAGCCCTCCATAAGTACCTTATTGTACTATGGAAGACTAGTCATAGGTCAGTTAATTTTGCTTATGCTACCACTGCAGCTTCAACAATTACGAGCCAAAGGTCGTTCAAGATCACGCAGGTTTGCATGCTCTTCCAGCCCACGTGGCTGCGCTGGGCCAGCGGATCGGAATCCGAGGGCTTGGCGTTGACCACCATGGGGGTCACGGCGTACTGACCCTTGAGGGCCACGATGCCGTAGGCGTCACGACCCAGGAAGATCACCGGGTACACGTCGGCCAGGGTGCCCGAGGTCGACAGCATGGTGCCCTTGGCGCCGCCAGCGTTGGGGTAAGGCTCAACGATGGTGGTGGACAGGTAACGCACGTCATCGATCTTGCCGATTTCGTTCTCCCATGGGCTGATCGAGCCATACTTCTCAGCCGGCGTGAAACCGGTCTGTGTGCGCACAGCAGCTTCCATGTCGGGGTGAATGATGGCAACGAAGCCAGGGGCCACGTTCTCGGTGCCGAAGCTCGGGGTCGAACGCACAATCGAGGTGATCGGGCGAGCGTTCTGGCGCTTCAGGGTACGCACAGCCTGGCGCTGCAGAGCCACGGTGAAAGCCGTGTTCACGTCAGTACGCAGGGTGCCGTTGGCCAAAATCTTGTTGGTACAAGCTTTCAGCACGCCGTAGCGCATCTTCTCGATCATCTGCGCGGCCTGCTCGCCCAACAGCTCGATGGACTCGTTCAACACGGGGTCCTCGTGGGTGTCGGTGATCACGTCAGACACGGTGATCAAGTCGCCGTACTGCACCAGGGTGGCAGTGACGTCGGTCTTGGCCAGCGTTTGCGCTGTGGGGGTCACGCCCTCAGTCAGTGCGGTCGGCGTGGTCGGCAGCGCGGTGTAGCGCCGGAAGATTTCCACCTTGCTGGAGTTGCTTGGCAGGCTCTTGGCCTGGCCGAACTTCTCGAACACAAGGTAGGGGACGCCGCGCTTGAGCAATTCCTTGCAGGCATAGGCGGCGGTACGAGGCGAGATATCGCCGTAAGCAGTATTAGCCATGATTTTTCCTTAAGATAAAAAGACAAAAGGCCCCTTGCGGAGCCATATCAAAAGGAGCGAACTGACGCTTAATGCCGTATGCAGCCCAGGCCATGCCTTCGGGGAGCCTTTCGACTTGTCCCGCATGAACCCGGCAGCGCGACCGGTGTCGTGCTCCGAAAATGCCCAGTGATAACCCGCACTGTGCGACGGGGCGAGGTAACCAACTTCGCAATGGTCTGGGCTTGCGCCCGAATCGTCAGAACTGTTCCCAGGCGGCCTCGTAGTCGTCGGCCTGGGCAGGCTTCTCGGGAATCTTCAGGCCGGCCGAACGCACACCTTCAGCGGCGTCCAGGGCGGACTCATCAACAGGTGCGGCAGCAGGTGGCTTCTCAAGATCAGCCTCGGTGGTGACCTGGCCCTTGGCCTTGTAGTCACTCAGCAGCTTGTTGATCTGCTTGGCGGTGCCGCCATTGATGACCTGCATCGCGGCCTCCTGCTCAGAGGCCGGCAGGCCCTCCACGTAAGCACGGAACTCAGGGCTGGCGCCGACCTCCATGAAGTCGGGGTGAGCCTCGGAAATGGTCTCGTAATGCGACTTTTCTTTTTCAGTACGCAACTCATTGACCACCTCATCGAGCTCACCGCGGACGGAGCCCACGCGCTCATCAGACACTTGGGCGCCGATGTGCTTGGCCACCAAGGTCAGCATCTTGGGAAAATCTGGGCCAAAGTCAGCCTCCAGCGTTTGCATGGCCTGCTCGAAAGTCAGCTCGCCGCTTTCCACCTTCTCCATGGCATCCTCCATGGCCTCGGCAGCAGGGGCTTCAGCGCTTGCTTCTGCGCTTTCTTCGGCCGGGGCAGCGCCTTTGAGCGCCTCCTCGCGCGCCTTGAGCTCGGCCTCTTTGGCTTTGAGGCGACCCATCCAGGACTTCTCGCGCTGGATGTCCTCGGGGCTCATCACCTCGACATCGCCCGCATCCTCGGCGCCAGGCTCGACCACCACCGCGGTCTCCTCTGCAGGCCCGGCTTCACCGGTCTCAGCGGGGGCTGGGTCATTGGGTGCAGACTCGGCAATCGCAGGCTCGGCAGCAGGCTCTTCAGCCTCTTCGGCCACCTCAGCATCCTCCTCGTCGGGCGTCTCGAGATCGGGCTCGGGCGCCAGGCCAAAGGCCTCGTCCTCGCTCATCTCGCTGCGCTGCACGTCTTCGCCGAATGCTTCAGCAAAATCATCTTGCTCTTGGGTTGCCATGGTGTTTCCTTTCGGGGCAAAGAGCCCTTGCGGGACTCGGACTGTCCGGACATAAAAAAGCCGCAATGAAGCGGCTCAATCAGTCACGGGGTTGAGATTCAAATCTTGGGCACGTCCTGGCCTTCATTGGCCACAATCGCGCGGATGGCATAGGTCTGCTTGATCGCCGCCTGCAAGGCAATCAAGCCATCAGGCGCCACATTCACCAGGTCCGTCATGTAACTGCGCCCCAGCGTGTCAAGCATCTCAATCAGGTGGCGCGACCCTTCGGTCCCGGCATACTGGCGCACCGTGCGTGACGCCTCAATCAGGCGTTCATGCATCAGTTGCTCTTCGGTTTTTTTAGTTGTCATTCATCACCGCGGTTTCCATGCCGGCATTCAGGCCGACACGTCCAGAATCTGGCTTGTCCATCTCTTTGACCGGGTCAAAGGTGGGCTGCTCTTGCTGCACCGGCGGGCCACCCAGTTGGGCAATGCTCGGGTCGGGTGTCGCATCGGCCCAGCCTGCGCTGCGCAAAATCTCATCGCCAGCGGGCGCCACCTGCGGATTCATGGTGGCAGCGCCACCGGCCTGCAGGGCAGCGAATACTGACGAAACCTTGGTTTCGGTCGCCTTGGCCTTGACCAGCTCCACCTCGGCCATCGCCTTGGCGGCCTGGGCTGTGATCAAGGCCACCTTCTGCTGCAGCTCGGCCATGCTTAGCTCCATCTGCTTTTGCTGCAGTTGGGCTTGCTGGGCCGCGGCCTCGTTGTTCTGCTCTGCTGCCACCTCGTCTTCGGTCTTGATGACGTCGGACAGCTCGTGAGCCTCTGCGCGCTGGCGCAGCAAGTGGTCACGCTTGATGAACGGCGCATCCATCGGATTGGCCACCGCCAGGCTGAAGGCATCCAGCTGCTGGGCACGCACCTCGCGCGCCACCAGGCTCGAAGAGCCCCGGGCCTTGACGTCGAAGTCGCCCTTGATCGTCGTGTCCGGGTGGAATTGCATGTTCCAGCGGTACATCCCGGTGATGAAGGAGCGCGTCACGCCCTCGTCCCAACTGCTCACCAGGTCCTTGATCATGATGTTGGCAGCACCCATCAGCATGCTCATGCCGCTGGCCGTGCCGCCTGCGCCTGTTGCCACGTTCTCGCCGGTCATGTAACGCGGGATCGCGCTCACCTCGTCGGCATTGTTCTCAAACCGGTCAGTCAGGCCACTCAGGTCGCCCAGGCGCGACGGCAGCTCGATGGCTCGAACGGCAGGGGTGCCAGGATTGGCACTGTTGCGCATGAAGACTTTCCAGGGCTCAATCTCGGTGCCGTCTTCCATACTCGACAGCAGGCCAGTGGCCACCTCAATCATGGCGCCACTGGTGATGGCTGCGTTGTCCAGCATCAGCCGGGTTGCCGCGTTCATCATGGTCTGGTCGTCACGCATGATGGTTGACAGGCCCTCACCAAAGATGCTGGTCTCATCCTTGTCGAAGTAGTAAATGTGGTACGGCCAGGTCACGCCGTTGATCGGCTGCAACACGGCCTTGATGACCTCGCCGTTGGGCAGCATCCAGATGTTGCTGAAGAAGCTCTCGTGGCGCCGGTCTTCTGCCACCGCCAGACCCACCGAGTGCAGGTCTTCACCCGACAACCAGCCCCAGCGCTCCAGCACCTCATACTTGCCGTCGGCCTGGCCCTGCTTGGCCACCCGGTCGCCAATGGTCTTGAGCTCGTTGTCAATGAACTTGATCGTGCTCTCGCCCTCGGGGTGGCTCTTCAGGTAATCAATGATGATCTCTCTGCGAAAGCTCTTGCGCTGCGCCAGCTCGGCCAGGTCAGCGTGCACCATCTGGTGGCGCTCGTAGACAAAGCGGCAGTTGTCCAGGCTATCGGCGCCCATGTCGGGGTAGAAGCGCCACAGTGGCACGTAGTCCACAAAGGGCACCACGTAGCTCTCGCTCTTCTCCACCCACTTGCCGCCCTCTTGCACGAACTTGCTGCGCACCCGGCGCTCCACCAGTGGCCCCTTGAGGATGCCGGTGCCGTACAAGTGACCCGAGTTGATCACCTTCTTGCAAATCTGTTTGTAGCGAATCTCGCTCAGCTGGTCGTCAATGACCTTGGCCATGCCCTTGGCCGACTCCTTGCACATCTTCAGCACCGCGTCATCGACCATCTTGGTGGTGATGTAAGGGGTGGGCATCTTCTGGCCTTTTTGGGCCGCCTGTTGTGCCATCTGGCGCAGCTGGGTGATCACACCCTGGCGCACTTCGTCAGATACGGTCGGCACCGGGGTCGTGTCGACTTCCCAATTCTTTTCACTGCCACTCGGAAACAGCAGGTCCTCGACGCGGCTGTTGGCCGTCTTCACCTTGACCCGGGTCTTGCGCACGAAGGCACGCGAGCGCTTGGGGCCAATGGCCGCCAGCACCTCGGGGTCATACTGCCCCTTGAACTGGCGCAGGTCCTGCAGCCAGCGCAGCTCGGTGGCGTTGCGGTCCTCTTCGGCGGTGGCGAACTCACGCAGCAGGCGAACCCCCAGGGCGCTCATTACAGACACGGTGGTGCCGTTGTCCTTGAACGCCTCACGAGAGGCCACCTCGAACTGCAGCTCGTCGTTCATTTACGCTCGGCTTCGTAAGCGGCACGGTCTTTGTCATTCATCAGACCCGCCTTGGCCACAAAGGCGCGCACAGGCGCAACGACGTCGACCATCTTGTTGCGGTCAATCTTCTTGTCGCTCATGGGCGCCGGCATCTGTGACTTGGCAGTGACAGCGTCCACGGGCTTGGCGGCCGCCTCGATCTGCTGCGG